AACAGGCTCGTGCTTATGCTATCAAGCAAAATGAAACTACATCAATGCCGTATAGTCAAGCATACGCAGAAAAGTATGTAGAGTTGATGGAACGAATGGTGTTAGATGCAATGGTAGAATCTGAATGGTTTCATGGCAAAGCAAACAATAATCAACTGACACAAAAATATGTGGCAAGAACATTTCGGGGTTGAAGAATGTTAAAACATACTAAAGGTAATCTACTTGACTTAGCCGAAGCCGGAGAGTTTGATATTATTGTGCAAGGTTGTAATTGTTTCAATGCCATGGGCGCAGGTCTTGCTCCACAGATTGCAAAACGATATCCAAAAGCAGAGGAAGTTGACAGTGCAACCACTCGCGGTAACATTGCCAAATTAGGTAATTGGACAATGGCTTGGAGTGATTATTACGATAAGAATATCAAGCCTTTTAAAATTATCAATGCTTATACTCAATATGTTACAAGCCAACAAGGTGAAGATGTATTTGAGTATGCGGCTTTTGAATTGATCCTGCGTAAGTTGGCGCATGAATATGGACGTCACCGTTTTGGATTGCCCTACATTGGCATGGGCCTGGCTGGCGGCGACAAGAAAAGAATTATGGCAATGATTGAAGACTTTGCTGAACGGGTAACAACTAAGGGCGGCACGGTAACTCTGGTCGAATTTGGAGGTTAATATGGCGCAGTATACTATAAAAGACGATGGTAAAGCCAGCCAAATGATGTGGGACGCGGGACTAGGTGGCGGAGGACCGTGGGTACATTGCAGTTGCGGTAAGGACAACAGTGTTCCTTGCGAGGGCGAGGGCGATTACGATTCTAATGATTGTTTTGAATACATTGAGTTAGACGGGCAGTTGTTTGTCTATGGCTGTGAGGGTTGCGAGAAAAAACTTTTGAAATACGAAAACTTTATTTGGCAGAACCGTAACAACATTCGTCGTTATCTTAAGATTAGGATCGACCAGGAAAAGGCTTGGGCTGACCAAGAACATTTGTTAAACATTTTAGCAGATATTAAATAAAGTATCTAACATGAACAAGATATCGTCATCATATCTAATACGCAAAAGTCTGTATCCATTCTTTTTAGCGTATTCTGTTTTGAGTCGGTCTCTTGTTTGTGTCAGTAACAGTTGGTCTTCTTTAGTTATCAGTTTAGAAAAGGAGATTGGGTTATAGTGATATTCACCGTCAAACTCTATTAAGAGGTTTTTCTCGGGAATGTAGAAGTCATACTTCAAGCGACCATTTTTAGATTTATAATATAGGTCAGGGAATGATTTCTGAAACTCAAAATGAATGTTATGTTTAGTAAGCCAGTCATAAATTTTAACTTCACCTTTACTGGGATTACTGTTGAAGCAGGACGGACAACCAACGCCATTGCTCCAGTGGTTAGCAGGACTGATACTAAAATCACCGTGAGTGGCACAAGTAACATTAACCTTTTTGTGAGCACCTTGGTAAACTACATTATCGTAAGTGTATCTGTTATTATGAATTTCATTGGCTTTAGTAACAAATTCATCTTTGGACAAGGTAGTTTTGGAATTAGTAGTAAGTCTACCACATTCAGGACAGCCCGATTTATTGATAATATGTGCCCGACGAAGTTGCTGAAAATTACCATGAATAGGACATATGATTGTTAACTTTGAATCAGTTATGTTAACAAGTGAATAATCATATTTGTTATTATGAATTCTATGACCATCTTTGATAAAGTTCTCAAGTTTCTCGGTAGCGGTAAATCCTCTTCCACGGCATTTTGGGCACCCGTATCCGGTAAGATGGTTGTTAGGAGTGACCAAAAAGTCTCCGTGTTCCCTACAGGTAACGGTAACTTTGGTCTTAGCGGTACGGTAGTCAACTTTGGAATAGTCAAATTTGCCACCGTGAATTTTCTTGGCTTTATCCAAAAATACTTGATTTTTATTCGTAGTCATTGTATAATATCTCTATGTAACAACAGTATTTATGCCAAGTTACAAAAAAGTCCCCGAGATAGACTTAGGGCAATTTAACTTAAAAGGAACTTTTAAAATGAAACTCTCACACAACATCATTCTCAACACGGATTCATATAAAGTAAGTATGAATCGTCAATACCCAGCAGGTACTACTGGTGTGTATTCGTATATTGAATCTCGTGGCGGTCGATACGATCAAACAGTATTCTTCGGTCTACAAGCCTTCATTAAGGAATATTTACTTGAGCCAATCACACAAGCCGATATTGATATTGCGGACACAATTCTCACTGCTCACGGCGAACCCTTCAACAGAGTGGGATGGGAGTACATTCTACAAGCACACGGTGGTTACCTCCCTGTCGTTATACGTGCTGTGCCTGAAGGCACAGTGGTACCTGTTAAAAACGTTTTGGCAACTATTGAGAACACAGACCCTAAGTGCTACTGGCTTACCACTTACTTGGAAACTGCTCTACTACGTGCCGTCTGGTACCCAACTACTGTTGCTACTCAGTCTTGGACCATTCGCAAAATAATTCTTGACTACTTGGAGAAAACTGGTGATCCTAACCTTATTGATTTTAAGTTGCACGATTTTGGTGCTCGAGGTGTATCTAGTCTTGAATCTGCCGGTATTGGTGGAGCGGCACACCTTGTCAACTTTATGGGCACTGATACAATTTCTGGGCTACTGTACGCTCGTGAGTTTTATAACGCTGGTGTTGCTGGTTTCAGTATCCCTGCCGCAGAACACTCAACAATTACCAGTTGGGGCCGTGATGGTGAAGTAAAAGCCTATGAAAACATGCTTAAACAATTTGCTAAACCTGGTTCCATCGTTGCCGTGGTTAGTGACAGCTACGATATCTACAATGCCGCTGAAAAACTATGGGGTGAGGCACTTCGTCAACAAGTGATTGATTCGGGTGCTACCGTTGTTATTCGTCCTGACAGTGGTGATCCTGTTACAGTCAATCGTAAACTTATTGAAATCTTAGGAGAGAAGTTTGGATACACTACAAACGCAAAAGGATTCAAAGTCCTCAATAATGTTCGACTTATCCAGGGTGATGGTGTTAACGAGCTTACTATTCGTAGCATCCTCGGAGCACTCATGGCTATGGGATGGAGTGCTGATAACATCGCTTTCGGTATGGGTGGTGCTCTACTTCAACAGGTCGATCGGGATACTCAAAAGTTTGCAATGAAGTGTTCAGCAATGAGTCGTGATATTTGGGTAGAAGATGGTGACTTGGGTAGTGGTTGGAAGACTGAATGGTTTGACGTTCAGAAAGATCCTATCACTGACCCTGGCAAGAAGTCTAAAGCAGGTCGTGTTGTTCTATGGGAATCTGGTGGCGAGTATCGCTCGGGTGTCGAACAACCTAAGGGCTGGACTGATCGTGGTATGCGTTGGGATGAAGTTCTCGAAACTGTTTACTGTGACGGAGAACTACTCAACGAAATTACCTTCGATGAGGTTCGTGCTAACGCCAAAAAGTAAAAATAGGGCTTCGGCCCTCTTTTTGCTAAATAACAGCATGAATACTGACGACTTTGTCCTAGACCTTCCTGAACTAAATTATGACCGCTCTAAGATGGAAGAGCTATTCGAGCAACTAAAGCCAAACGTTAGAATTAAAGGTCTTCCTTGGTGGGGTGAAGTTGAGAAAAAAGAATATGATATCAATGATATCAACAAGTACAAAGGTGTAGTTGTTCAATACGGCGAACATATGATGATTGATCCAACAAAGAGTCATCTAAGCGTCAATCTACTAGACTTTAAAATTGTAAGAGATATTGCGGAACGCCTAAACTTAGACGAACCTATAAATCCATACAGTGTTGACATAAATTGGTATAGAGTAACAGATTTTTATTTTGAGCCTCATGTTGATTACTATGCTAGTTCAACCATGATTTTTCCAATCATACCTGAACAGGATTTTCAGCCTATTGATTTTTATGATCGCTCCAAAGTAGATTATGTTGAGGGAGAAACACATAGCTTTGAGGGCATTCTCAAAGATGAGGACATCATTCACACTCATTACTATGGTTCAAATTATGGCACAATTTTCAACAGTCATTGGCCGCATGGTATCAGACCACTATCAAGAGCAAACAGAGCCGCACTACGCTTTAGAACTAAAGAAAAATTTAGTTCAATCATGGCAAAATACAAGAATGGTACTCTATTAAAGTAAATTTGGATAAACGATGCAGTGGCTTCTATTGACAAGGTCCTCTTTTACTATTACAATAAGCCATGACTACTCAATTACTATTGCTGATTCTATTCTCAGTAAAACACTTTATCGTAGACTTCCTGCTACAGAAACCATATCAATGGATGAACAAGGGAACCTACGGACACCCTGGCGGCATCTTACACAGTGGCTTACACGGTATTGCTACTCTTACCATACTATTCTTCTTTGTTGATCCTACTACTGCTATCGTGTGTGGCTTGATTGATTCAGTTGTTCACTATCATATTGACTGGGCAAAGATGAATCTAAATACACGAATGGGATGGACTGCTACAACACACGAAGAGTTTTGGTTCTTGTTAGGCCTAGACCAACTATTACACAGTCTCACTTACGTATTCATTATCTGGAGTATCAATGTCTAAAATGAAACAACCCTATTTTGATATCGCCTTACAAGTAGGCGGTTCACACTACCCTGAAGTCGGCGGTGACTTATTACAGAAGTTTGGTGATACAGTTGCTAAAGAGTGTGCCAAGATTGCTAGAGAGAATAGCGATATGACTACTGCTAAAGCAATCGAACTACGTTTTGGAATTATAAGAGATGGCGTATAACTTTGAACTATCAATCACATCAACAGTTACCGGTAAAGTAGCCGAAGACATTGTGCGCACAGTTGTAGAACAACAAACTGGTCGTAAGATTCAATCTATCGAAGCAAGACTATCAAATGGCTCATTTGATGGTTATATAATCAACTTTGTGCCAGAGAAAACATCTGGTAAGCCAAAGTCAACCAAACCTGATTTTGTAGAGGACAACTATCACCTATGAGTAACGATACCGCTAAATTCCTAAACAGTCGCCGCCGTCATAAGACTGACGTTGCGATTGCCCGCCAGGTAAAGATTGCTAAGTCGCATCATACTCATGATCACCGCATCGACCGTCAGCCGCACAGACTAGCGAAACATCATGCTATGGACTGCGGCAACCCAGGTTGCTACTTGTGTGGCAACCCACGTAAGACACACGGTAAAGACCGTCTTACCGTACAAGAGAAACGCTTTTTCCAAGACTTGGAATCCAAGCGTGATCGCCACAGTAATGGACTACCTGGAGAAACAGAGTGATTGAAATAACTGGCCTAACTGCGAGGCAAGTGGAAATCTTGGATATTCTTTGGGCGACTGATAGTGTGGAAGAGGTTCTGGAGTTTATTGATTCCCTTACCGAAAGGGAACAGTTGGAATGTCGCTCTTTGGCCACGTTGATTACCTTAGAAATCTTGGATTCTTCTTTGAATCTGATGAAATCTTATAGGGAAGCAAATATCGTAATAAATAAGGTAAAGGACAAATTAAATGATAATTGAGTGGACATACATAGAGGTCAGACCTAATAAAAATAGTAGTTTTCATAAGTTTGAAAAAGAATTATTAGACTATATGACAAATACTTATGGATATGGTATAGACGATTTTAAAGGAAAGGCATTCGAGAATTGGGAATATAGCGATGACGGTCTGACTAGACGAGGAGTTGTCAGATGGACAAACCTAGAACTGGCCGATCAATTTGAGTCAGATCCAAAATTAATTGATGCTGGAAACAAAAAACAGCAATGGTGTGAAGAAAATGATATCCAACGCTATAAAGAAGTCAAATTTTTGGATTAATGATAAATATAGTATATAGGAGAATACCCGTGACAATAGAATTTACCTTCATTGAAACAAAATCAGATAACAGTGTTCCATTTTTTGAACACAGTGCGGATTTTAACAATCATATTAACTCAACTCATGCTAAAAACTTAATTTCTGGCAGTTTTACTCCAGTCATATCAGAGAATGGATTAGTTAGAATGGTAAAAGCAGTGTTTAATACACCAGAAAACGCAAAAGCATTTGATACTGATAGCGTGTTAAAGGAAGCGGCCAAAAAGAGTCAAGAATATAATAAAGCACATGGAATTACTTCAGTTTCTACTTTATTGCCAACTCCTGGTTCTCAATTTGTGAGACCAGTTCAACAGCCTCAACAGTCTCAACCAGAAGAACAGTCTGGTGGAATAGTAATTTAAATTATTCCAAAATCACTTGACGTAAACCTACCCAAGTGATACAATAGACCCTAAGTTAATAACTCTAGGGTCTTTTTTATGTCCGTCATTACCGTATATCCAGATTTGGAAATTCTCAAAGAAGAGGATTCCAAAGCCGCAGTTGATCGTTTTCGCATCCGTACCACAGTAGAACTACACCGACAAATTGTAACTGTAGAGTTTGTCAAAAAAGACGGCACACTTCGCACTATGCGTTGTACATTAAGCGTAAATGGTATTCCTGCGGCAGAGCAAGAAAAGATCATGGAAAACGCTGATCGTAATGCCGAGAAGCCTCGCAAAGTAAATCCTGATGTTCGCTCTGTCTATGATGTAGAAGCAGGCGCTTGGAAATCATTCCGTTGGGATTCAGTAAAATCAGTAACTTATAATAGTGAGGTAATGTAATGTCAGTTTATTGGATCAACCGCTTGAACGAAAGCGACAGCCGACTTCACAAAGAAGCAGTATTACAAGATGCGCTCAACATGGCCACTCTTGGCAACACTGATGCTGATAACTTCTTGACCCTATCTAACTATGCTTACAATCCATTCATTACGTTTGGCTACAAGCAAGTAGAACCTACTGTTGGCATCACTGGTGCTGAAAACCCATGGTCAGACTTTGACACCTTACTATCTCGCTTGCGTGTCCGTGCCCTAAGTGGTCATGCCGCACGTGATGCTATTGAAGATATGTCGAAACGCTTTGACAGTGAACAGTGGAACGGCCTATGTCGTGCTGTTATTCTCAAAGACCTACGTGCTGGTATCTCTGAGAAAACAATCAACAAGATTGTTAAAAAGACCAAGTACACTATTCCCGTATTCGGTTGTCAACTTGCTACATCGTGTGAAGATCGTCCTGAAATGAAGGGCGAGAAACGCCTTGAACCTAAACTCGATGGTGTTCGTGCCCTATTCGTTGTCAATATCGATGGTGCTGAAACTACTGTTGCTTGCTACAGTCGCAACGGCAAAGTGTTTGACAACTTCACTCATATTGAAGTTCAAATCGTCGACCAAGCAAAGCAGATTGCTACTCGCCTCGCTAAGCATATCGGCACTAATACCGCTAAAGGCTTTGTACTTGATGGCGAAGTTATCGGCAAGTCATTCAATGAATTGATGAAGCAGGCTCGTCGCAAGACTGATGTACAAGCTACTGACAGTGTGTTCTATGCTTTCGATGTACTCCCACTCTCCGAGTTCCGTGAAGGTCATTGTAACGCTCAACTATACAAGCGCATCAAGGCTCTTGAAGAATGCCGTCCTGTGTTTGACACTATGGACAATGTTGACTTGCTACCACACTTGATGGTCGACTTAGACACTGCTGAAGGCCGTGACCAGTTCCGTCGTTATGCTAACGATCAAGTTGAGGCTGGCTTCGAAGGCATTATGATTAAGGAGTTGAACGCTCCTTATGAATGTAAGCGTAACACTAGTTGGTTGAAGTGGAAGCCTGTTATTACTGTTGACTTGGAGGTCATCGATGTTGAAGAAGGCACTGGTCGAAATGAAGGACGCCTTGGAGCACTGGTGTGCCGTGGTGTTGATGACGGACGCACCATTAGCGTCAATGTTGGTAGTGGTTTTAGCGATCTTCAGCGAGATAGTTTTTGGACTGACCGTGGTATCATTATTGGTCAGACAGTTGAAATCTTGGCTGACGTAGTTAGTCAGAATCAAGACGGTACTTACTCGCTCCGCTTCCCACGTTTTGTGAGATTCCGTGATGACAAATAAAATTGAAGAATTAGCGACACAAGCCGGGCTAAAATTAGATGATTTACCCGATGATGTTTTCGTCCCATTAGAAAAGTTCGCTGAGTTGATTGTGCGTGAGTGCGCTATCATTGCTGATACTGCGGAACCATACAAATCAAACGATTTGATTTTGAAGCATTTCGGAGTTGAAGAATGAACGAACGAATTCGAGAACTTGCTGAACAGGCTACCAAACGCTACCCAGCAACAGAATCGTCTGGTGAGTTTTCAACCTTCGACAGGGAAAAGTTCGCCGAGTTGATTGTACAGGAATGTGCTGATGTATGTGAACGATTTGGTGAGTCTGGCGATGGTTATACATGTAGTGCTGAGATTTTAGAACATTTCGGAGTTGAAGAATGAAAATGTATAAACACAGCACGGGTCAGATATTGTTCTATCCTGAGCATATTCCACAAGGATGGGTGGTGTTCCTGGACCCAAGAACATTTGAATCAGTATGGCGTAGGATTCGGAGTTGAAGAATGAAATTATACTTAGATACGGAATTCAACGGCTTCGGTGGCGAACTAATGTCCCTAGCGTTAGTGCCGCACGATAAGTCACGGCCTGAATTCTATCGTGAACTTGAAATGCGCTCACAGTTACATCCGTGGGTCAAAGAAAATGTAGTGCCACACATGACCGATATCGCCATAACTCGCGGTCAGTTTCAATCAGACTTAGCAGAGTATCTATGGTCATTCAGGCAAGATGTTACAATCATTGCTGACTGGCCTGATGACATTCGCTACTTCTGTGAATCACTTGTTACCGGCCCAGGCATGATGATATCGTTTGTCAATAACATTAAGTTTGAACTTGACTTTGGCATTCAATACGAGTCCGCGGTACCACATAACGCCTTACACGATGCTCGTGGTATTCGTGAATACTTCTTGAATCTGGAAGCAAAATAATGTTTTATGTTATTGTATATGCTGTTGTTGTTCAAGGTATTACACAAGTTATGATTGAACCTGTCGCCAGTTTAGAGCAGTGTAGAGCAGTTGCGGCTGTTATGGTCAAGCACAGTAACGAAACTTTCCCAGACGCACGTTGTGCCGCACTATTTTTTGATAAAAGAGCAGGTGATTATGAATGAACGATTAACAGAACTATACAGACAGTCAAGACCTAAAGAAGCCTTAGCATCACAAGACGAATTCAAGTCTGCTAATGCGCTACTTGGTTCTGATGTTGACCGATTTGCTGAGTTGCTAATACTAGAGTGTGCTAGAATAGCAGATATTGAAACCCCTAACTCTGCTGGTTGTGGTTATATTACCAAAACTAAGGGTGATCGCATTAA